CGATGAGCGCAGGGAACCTGACGGTCCACCCTGAGCTGGGTGCGCTACCGGAGGTCGCCAATGGGTTCGGTCTGAGCTATGACTATATGGATGACCCGAATGAGCACTCACACCTCTTCGCCGAGAAGCTGACAGAGGCTATAGAAAAGATTTATAAAGGGGAATGGAATCCTGAGGAGCAGGTTTCCTATATCAACAAGGCATTCTCTTGGGAGACTATCACTGCCAAGTGGATTGAGTTCGACAAACAACTGGGGGCATAAATGATTCAAAAGAATGAAACCGTCGCTATCGGCTGGTGCGACAACGGACTAACAGATGGCAAGTTTACCGAAGGCTTGATGGCTGCAGTTATTGCAGGTCCTGGCAATGGTATGCCAATCCACACCAGTATCCGAGTACAGGGTAACCAGATTGGCAGACAACGCCAGGTGCTCTTCGACCACTGGGCAGACAAGATGAAGACCGACTGGCTTCTCTGGGTGGACTCAGACATTGTACTAAATCTTGAGACTATGGCTAAGCTGTGGAAGACGGCAGATAAGATTGCTCGTCCGGTGGTATCCGGTGTTTACTTTATCTCCAAGGAGAATGAAGGAACACTAATGAAACCATTCCCTGCAGCATTCCATAATGTAGATGAATACAACATTCAATATGTGCATCCACTACCAGAGAATCAAGTAATCAAGGTGGATTCTGCTGGTTTTGGTCTAACTCTTATGCACAAGTCTATTATCCCAAAGATGCGAGAGAAGTTTCCTAACGAGTCTTTCTTCACCGAAAGGGCTGGTTCGGCTAGTGATGACCATTTTGTAGGAGAAGATATTATCTTCTTCCGCAAGCTTCAAGAGTCGGGCGTTGACTTACACCTGCACACCGGAGCGTTGGTCAAGCATATGAAACGATTCAGCCTTGATTTCGACTACTACGCATTGTATTGGGCACACGAGCATCTCAAGAATAAAATGAAAGAACAACAACAAGGAGAATAAGTGGCTGGTCGTGATATTACCGAAGGTCGCTCTACCAGGGCTATCGCGGTTGACGTCGGTGTTGTATCTAACACTTCTATCTGGCAGAACACAGATATTGCCTATGATGTAGCTATCGGTGGGCAACCCTTTATCTACGCCATCAGCGACGGCAATCCCTACATTAGGCAAACAGCCCCCTTCCGAAAAGAACAGTTCGATAACCAGACAGAACCTGGTGAGCAAAGCCTCACCGGGTGGTGGATTAGAAGCCAATCCTCGTTCCATAATGGAGCGGGGATTACTTTTTTTGACCCTGCTTTGGTATCCAATGAGGGTGCCTATCGCTTTGCCGACAGTCAAGGCGTTGATGTGTGGACCGAGGGACAGGTTACTTTACTTAGTTCATCCACAACTGCTCACGTAACTACCCATCCAATAGAATCCAATGGACGTTCTTTCCAACAGCTTCGTTCTATTCAGTGGACTACTAGCGGTACAACCTACGATGGTGTGCTTCTTCACGATGGATATGATGTAGATAAAATTGATTCAACTGGAGCCGAGACTCACTTCATTGATTACAATGCTGGTGCTGATGATAAAGTTTATGCTATCTGCGATGACGGTACTACAGCCTTTTGGGTAACTAACGATACTGGACCCAGTGGAAAACTTGAGGTCTTGAAGAAATCTCTTGACCTCACCTCTGTGTCAGCAGCCACTTCTATGTTCACCGCTGCTAGCGTGACAGTACAGAACGCCGTTATGGAATATGTCAAAGAGCGTATTGTTATGTGCGTCAACAGTTCGGTATACGAACTATCATCCAATACATCGTCACTTCCATCTGCCGTGTACACGCACAGCGATTCTGACCATATCTTTACCAGTATCACAGCATCTGGTCCAGCCATCTACATCTCTGGATTCAGCGGTATCCAGTCTAATATCTATAAGTTTACCTTGAGCACTAACGGCACAATGCCGACCCTCAACCAGGCAATAACCGCAGCAGAGATGCCAACAGGCGAGATTATCCATAAGATTTATTATTATCTTGGATATATGATGATTGGTACCAACAAAGGTATTCGAGTTGCAACAGTCAATGACCAAGATGGTTCTATTTCTTATGGTCCTTTAGTCGTAGAAACAACCCAGCCCTGTTATGACTTTGCTGCTAGAAACCACTTCGTGTGGTGTGCCACTAGCGTAGCTGGAAATCCTGGTCTCATCCGCATCGACTTGAGTACACAAACCGAACCACTGGTATTTGCTTATGCCAATGACATTTTCTTTGGTGGAGTAACAGGTTTAGAAACCACGTCGTGTGCGTTTCTTGGTGAAACAGAAAGACTTGCTTACTGCACAGAAGCTAAAAATCAGTTTGCAGTTACGAATAAAGCCAGAGCGGGTAGTGCAGCCACTCTAACAACATCAGTATCTCACGGCATATCAATCGGTGAATCACTATATGTTATCGGTGTAGACAATAACCTTGATGGTGGTCCATTCACAGTAACAGCAGCCAATACCAATACCCTAACTTATAACACAGCCACAACGGCAACAGTTGCTACAACATCTGCAACCGGATTTACTGGTGTTGCTGGCTATAGTTATTTGCAACATCCTACCGATAAGATTACATCAGGTTATCTGACCACAGGATACATACGATTCAATACGCTAGAACCTAAGAACTTCAAGCGTCTCCTTGGGCGTGGTGACTTTGAGTACGGGTCTATGACTCTTGAGACTGTCGACAAAGATGGCACAGAGTACGACTTGATTTCCTACGATGCTTCTGTCCCACCAGTCGAAGTGACGACAAACCAACCACCCGACTCGCAAGAATATCTTGCCTATAAGTTCATTCTGTATCGTGATGGTACAGATAGCAGCAAGGGTCCGGTATTCAAGGGCTACCAAATCAAGGCGACGATTGCTACGCCTCGCCAACGTGTAATGAGATTCCCTGTCTTCTGCTACGACGTAGAGACTGATAGATACAACGTCCTCGTCGGTTACGAAGGCAGGGCTTTTGAAAGACTAGCTCAACTAGAAACCATTGAGGAGACTGGTGACGTAGTCACATTTCAAGACCTGACCACAGGCGAATCCCGCCAGTGCGTCATCGAGCAAATCTCATTCACCCGCCTGACTCCACCGGACCGAGGGTTCTCTGGTTACGGAGGAATCCTAGACATCACCATAAGGACCGTATAAAACTATGACTCCCGCTGACTGGGCTGCACTAGCCGTATCCGTAACCACCCTTGTAGGAGCTTCTGCTATGGGTGTAAAGCATCTAACTAAACATTACTTGTCGGAACTAAAGCCCAATGGCGGTTCAAGTCTTAGGGACAAAGTCAATCAGCTTGATGAGAAGGTAGAGTTTTTGACAGACCTAGTCAAGGAAGCGTTGAGGAAATGAATGAAACCTGTTGCAAGGACAGCACAACCTGCTGCAATCGCACTGCTCCGGCAAGCGACAGCTCTGTGGGGCAAGCGAGAGAAAGCATCCGATGGACTCCTGCCGTCCCAAGCTCACATAGCCCAGAGTCCTAACTCGGACCATAACACCGGCTTTGCCGTAGACCTAACCCACGACCCCTTCAAGGGTCCAGACTGCGCCAAAGTATTCAAGGAACTCCAGAAGGATAAGCGGGTCAAGTACCTCATCTTCCGAGGAGTCATCTGGTCACCCGAGAAAGGCTCACGTGCCTACACGGGTAGCAATCCACATATGAAGCACCTGCACGTATCCATCAAGGATGGGCACGGCAAAGACACTTCCGACTGGTTCCCTTGGGTGGGTCAAAACAAGAGATGGCTCCACCTGAAGTCCAAGTTTGTTAGAGTCAAGCGTCGCAAAGACAACCCCTCAAGTCCAAAGGAGGACTAATGAAGGAACAACTCAAGCAAGTATCTCTGACCTGGTTCCGTGCTGCAGCTGCTGCTGCTATCGCACTCTACCTGGCAGGAGAGACAGACCTCAAGACCCTTGGCACCGCAGCTCTCGCTGGGTTCCTCGGACCTGTCCTGAAGTGGCTAGACCCGTCAGCCCCTGAATTCGGACGTAAGAAGTAAGGGTCTAAACACCCCCTAAAACGTCCGCTAAAGCCCTTTATGGGCGCGAAACCCCCCAACCTAAGGTAATCACCTTGGGAAGGGGGGTCTTTCTGCTTTTCTGGGGGCGACACGCCGATGAATCAGGTGCCAGCATTCGGTCATATCTATGATTAGAATATATATATTATATATTATATAGGGGCGAAGCCCCTTATATATATAATAATATAATAACTGAATATTACATAGCCCCACTATGTCGAGTACTCTCCTGTCCTCCGTATTGGGGCTATGTATCTAACTGACAGGAGAAAACTATGATTGAGCTACAGGGCTACAAAATCCCTGGTCACATATCCTACTCGGCATTCACGACTTACCTTACCTGCGGATACCAGTACTACCTGAGTAGACTCCTCTCCTTACCTGAGGAGCCAAGTGTCTGGTCTGCTGGTGGACGTGCGTTCCACTCGGCAACCGAGGAATGGGACAAAGCCAATGACTAACCAACTCTGGACTAAAGCGTGGGCTGAAGAAACCAAGGACTTAGACTTTACGAAAGCCCGCGTTGCGGGCAGAGCCACCAAGGCTAACCCGAATAAAGAAGACGGTAACTGGTGGAACGAGCAAGGTCCTATCTGGGTCGACCAGTACATCCAGTGGCGCAAGATGAATACCAACTGGAAGATTTGGAAGACGCCCCAAGGAGCTAAAGCCATCGAACTAGAACTCAATCCCACCATTGCCGACGTGCCGGTGAAGATGGTGATTGACCGTGTCTTTGAGGTTGACGGTGAACTTGTCATCGTTGACCTGAAGACATCAACACGCAGACCAACATCAGACCTTCAGCTTGGCTTTTACAAAGTCGGCATCGAACTGATGCTGGGTGTGACAATCAATCAAGGTAACTACTGGATGTCCCGCGAAGCGGGGACAGGAGAGATGATTGACTTGTCGAGATATACCTTGGATATGCTCGAGTACCTTGTGTCTAACTTCGAGAAGGCACGCCAATCTGGTATATTTCTACCTAACCTATCCAGTTGCAGTTTCTGTGGATTCACAGACTTCTGCCAATTCACGAAAGAGAAGCAATGAACAACGACGATTGGAAGATTCAGGTCTCCATCAAATCGTCTGCATCTAAAGATGCGGATATGATAAACGTCCGTGCCAATACAGCAGACGAGCTAAGCGTCCTGCTTGAAGGGGTGGGTGATTACGCTACGCAGATTGCGTCGACAGCAAAGTTGATTCAGATTGCGTACAACGCCATCCCTTTATCGACGCCCGTTTCCACTACAAGCACTCCGCCAACGCCATCCTCAATTCCAGACCAGGCGAGAACAGCATCGCCTACCTGTATTCACGGTCCACGAATCTGGCGCAGCGGGGTAAGTAAGAAAACGGGACAGCCCTATGCTTTCTGGTCTTGCCCTCAACCACAGGGTGCTGACCAGTGTAAGCCAGTGAACTAAACTAGAGTTTGGCAACCGCCTGTCATAAGGGGAAGGTGATGGGCGGTTACCAACAAACAATCGAAACAGAGGCAGTTTGTGAGGGTGTTCTCGCCTTATGTCGTAAGTAAGAATCCTCTCCCTCAAGACAGGAGAACTCAATGAAAACGCTTACCCGCTCCATCGGTAGGAGTGACATCGGTGGCGAACCACTGCCACCAGTATTCAAGTCTTTTGATAATCATAAGGTTATCTTCCGCAGGGCGGAAGTATCTATGCTCGCCGGAACTCCGGGTGTCGGTAAGTCGACGCTGGCTCTGGCACTGGCACTCAAGATGAAGGTGCCAACGCTCTACATCTCAGCCGATACCAATGCACACACGATGGCGATGCGGCTTGCCTCGATGATTTCTGGCAAGAATCAGACTGACGTAGAGCACCTACTTCAGACTGACCTTGGCTGGACTAAGGCAACACTTGCTCGTAGCAATCACATCGTCTGGTCCTTTGAGTCAAGCCCCAGCCTCCAAGACATTGACGAGGAAGTTCAAGCCTTTGAAGAACTATGGGGATGCCCGCCTGTGGCTATCTTCGTGGACAACTTGATGGACATTGCAACCGATGGTGGCGAAGAGTTCGCCTCAATGCGTGCCATTATGAAAGAGCTCAAGTTCCTAGCCCGTGCCACCAACACGGCAATCATCGTCCTTCACCATACCTCAGAGGCAGTCCTCGGAACCCCGTGCCAGCCACGCTCTGCGCTACAGGGCAAGGTCGCACAACTTCCAGCCCTTATCTGTACACTTGGGGTTGTGGGTACAGCGATGGCAGTAGCACCAGTCAAGAACCGCTATGGCAGGGCTGACGCTAACGCTAACCTTCACGCTTGGTTGGCATTCAACCCAGAGTTTATGTACATAGAAGACATTCCGGAGAGCAACTAATGAACGATTACATCGTGCAGGAAGAAGAAGATTTCCAGCAGAACCTCCGCTTACTGGCTAACGCATCGGCTAAAGAGCAGGTTGCTAAGCTGGCTTTGCGACTGATGAATCACAAGATTGATGTGGTTGACGAGTACACACAGGGCGTGGCTGATGGCATCACCACCGCTGTGAACATACTCAAAAAGGAACTCGGTTTGTGAGTTCAGCAAACAAGCGCAAGGGTGCACAGTTTGAAACCGACGTCCTCAAGTGGCTAAGGGAACACGATTACATCTCCAGCGCAGAACGCTTGTCCAAGGCGGGAGCCAAGGATGAGGGTGATATTGTGGTGAAGAATCTCAGAGACTGGGCTTTCATACTAGAACTAAAGAACAGACAGAAATTAGATTTACCTGCCTTCTGGAGCGAAGCGCAGGTAGAAGCAGAGAACTATGCGAAGGCTCGTGGGTTATCCCTTGTCCCGCCAGCCTTCGTCATAGTCAAGCGTCGAGGAGTGGGGATTGGTAAGTCGTGGGTTATTCAAGACTTGGAGCAGTGGGTAAAGGTTCTCTAGAAAGTGACCTTCCATCCATAGCTGACGTCCTGCAGCACTACGGTGCTGACCTAAGACGTAATAAAGGTCAGGTCAATCTGCGTTGCCCGTTTCACAAAGACCAACATCAAAGCGCGACTGCCAACCTCGATAAGAATATCTTTATATGTTTTGCTTGTGGTGTACAAGGCAACAGTTTACAAATCATCAGTGGACAGGAGGGAATAACAATCAATGAAGCAAAGCGTTTTGCAGAAAGAATTACTGGCGAAGGCGACGGACAAGTACAGCGAAAGTATTCATCTGGCGGAAGATTACCTGCGCCTAAGAGGAATACCCCTGGAAGTAGCACGTCTGGCTCGATTAGGCGTAGTAGAGGAGCCTGAGATTGGACACGAAGCGTTTCAGGGAAGACTATCTATCCCGTATATTACTAAGTCTGGCGTTGTTGACCTGCGCTTTCGTAGCCTCAATCCTGCTGTAGAGCCTAAGTATATGGGCTTGACCGGAGCTGAGACCAAGATGTACAACGTGCTGGATGTAGAGAAGGCATCGGATTGGATTGGTGTCTGCGAGGGTGAGCTCGATACCCTGACTCTGTCTGGCTGCATTGGTATCCCTTGCGTGGGTGTTCCGGGTGCGAACAGTTGGAAGAAGCACTACACCCGCCTGCTTGCTGACTTCGAGAGGGTCTTCGTCTTTGCTGATGGTGACCAACCGGGGCGTGAGTTTGCCTCAAGTCTAGCTCGAGAGCTCCCTGTCACCATCGTCAATCTCCCTGATGGCGAGGATGTCAACTCCATCTACGTGTCCGAAGGACCGGACTATCTGATTTCTAAGGTATCGGGATGATGGATAACTACTGTGACCCCTGCGGGGAGCACTTCGATAACTCGTTTGATTACATCGACCACATCACTGCTGATTATGGGAACAAGGAAGAATTCGACCCGTCTCTTCTTCTGCCCAATGGCTCTCGATTTATGGTTGGTTCACTCCTCAGGTTTATGTATCACCACGCCGACGAGCCGGAACAAATAAGACAAATAGCACAATCCTCATATGTTACACTTTTCGCTGCGGAGATTCAGTCTGAGGAAGTAGAAGTGATGATAGAGGATATGGTCGTTATGTCTGAAATGATGCAATTCGATTTGAGCTTGAAGAAACTGCTAGAAGAAAGCAAACCCGATGACAACGAGAATGGAACGTGAAGAGATATGGACAATCCTAAGCCATCTGACCGACCTTGGTTACGCAATCACAAGTCACCAAACGAGGGAGGGTCACCTGCTCGTCACTCTGACAGTTCCATTGCTGAGTTCGAGAGAAACATAAGGGAGATAATGGACGAGCTAGCTACGCTGGCTGTCCAGAAGCAGGTTGATTACGGTCCGAAGAACATCTCGAACTCTCCTTATGGTCCAGTACAGGGGCTCGTCGTCCGCATCTACGACAAGATTGCACGCATCGTCAACCTCACTAAGAACGACATCGACCCACAGAACGAGTCGCTCGAAGACTCCTTCAAAGACCTAGCTAACTATGGCGTCATCGGTCTTATGGTCTTACGAGGTAAGTGGGATAGGTAATGAAGAACTCCAACTTCGACTTGGACTTCGGCTACGGGTCAGAGGGTGAGAACCTCGTCAATGAACTTCTGACTGGTGGCAGGACTGTCGAAGTAAAGCGAGACCGGAAGTGGCACAGCACTAACAACCTTTACATCGAGGTTGAGTGTTGGTATATGACTACCCAATCGTGGGAGCCATCCGGTCTGTCGGTAACGACGGCTGCATACTGGGCGTTCGTGCTCGAGTCATCAACCTTCATCGTTCCCACTTATGTCTTACGACAAACTGTTTTAGAAAAAGGAAGACAGATTACCTGCGACATTCCTCCGAATAAGTCGAAGGGTTATCTCATCACCGTCGAGGACCTACTTGGCGGTACAAAGAAATGGGGAAAGCAATGAAGGTAATCGTCTGTGTGAGTGACTTGCAGATTCCTTACCACCACGAGGGTGCCGTCGATGCGCTCGCCCGATTCATCAAGAAGTACAGACCAGATGAGGTTGTGTCGGTAGGTGACGAGATGGATATGCAGACCATAAGCCGTTGGGCTAAAGGTACGCCACTCGAATACGAAGGTAGTATTTCCCGAGACAGAGACTTGACGACTCGCACGCTTGAGCGGTTGAAGGTCGAACATATGATTCGTAGCAATCATACTGACCGCTTGTACAACACCGTGATGTTGCGCTCGCCAGGATTGCTTGGTCTTCCTGAGCTCACGCTCCCTAACTTCCTAAGACTTGATGACATCGGAGTAACCTACCACACAAAGCCATATGAACTAGCTCCGAACTGGTTGCTCTTTCACGGTGACGAGGGCAATGTTCAGCCTACCTCCGGGGCTACTGCATTGGGCTTAGCGAAAAGGGCGGGGATGAGCGTCGTCTGTGGGCACACGCATCGTATGGGTCTTACACATTTTACTCAGTCTTATTACGGTGGCAAGCCACGCACTGTCTGGGGTATGGAAGTCGGATGTATGATGGACTTCAAGCACGCTAAGTATGTAAAAGGTGGGCTCTTCACGTGGCAGTTAGGCTTTGGAATCTTATTCGTTGACGGGCAGAAGGTCACCCCTACCATCATCCCAATGAACCTTGACGGAAGTTTCGTCTTTGAAGGGAAGCTCTGGAAGTAATATGGACTGGGAAAGAATAAAGCGATGGGACTATGTCGTTGATGCGGTGGCTAGTGAGTACTCCCGTAAGTTCGATATGGTAGAAACTTCTGACCTAAGACAGGCACTGTATCAGTGGTTTCTGGAGCACCCCAATAAGCTTGATGAGTGGGAAGCAATCGGTGAGAAGGATGCAAAGAACCTTATCTACCGGAGCTTACGCAATGAAGCACTTGATTATTGCCAGAGGTGGAAGGCGAAGTCTGTTGGCTATGACGTTGGTGACTTGTTCTACTATGCACCTGATGTCGTCGAAGCCATCCTCCCTGCTGTCTTACGTGGTGAGTTTGGCGTAGCACACAAGCTCAATCTCGGTAGGGTTGGTAGACCTACAGCACCCGCCGAAGGCGGTAACCTCTTGACGATGATGGTTGAGATTGACTGGGGCTTTTGGAAGTTGTCGAAGGAAGACAGGCACATCTTGTTTATGCGTCACGCTGAGTCGCTTGACTTCAAAGAGATGGCTAATGTCCTAAGTCTTGGTTCCGAAGATGCAGCAAGGATGAGGCACAAGCGTTCTATCAATCGTCTCATTCGCAAGCTCGGAGGGTTCAAGCCTTATCTCGAAGAGGACTCGAAGCCAGCCGAAGAACCCGAAGATGACTAGCGATTGTCGGTTTTGTAGAAGCCACTGCCCTTGAAGTGCACGGCTGGTGATGACCACACTCGTATCATATTTCTACCGCACCCATCGCACTCTGGACCGAACTCGAAGTAGTCTCTGGTTTCTGTCTTGAGACTGCAATACTTACACTTGTATTCGTAGATAGGCATATCAATCAATCTCCGTTGGAGCGGTAGCGATAGCACCGCATTCTTTGCACTCTTGTCTTAGGTCATACCAAGCAACTGTTCTAGTCTCGGCGTCCCACATCACTGTGACGTTCCACATCATAGACCCACACACGCACACCATTATGGGCTCGCCCCGTAGGTCTATCATCAGTAGTGATTATACCTGAGGTGGTACCTCATAGCCCTGCAAGGGGTCTCGTAGCGGTGTCGGATGTACTTATAGGCGTGAAGTATCTGGATGGCTGGCTCTTTGGACTTCTCTTTGAGTCGTTGTCCTATGCCGAAAGCCGATGAGCCCTGCTGGTTCTTAGCTAGGTGGTCAAACTTGGATTCTTTGTCGAAGATGTACTCGATGCACCGCCATTGCATCCCCTTCCATCCGTAGCCTACCCAAGCGTAACGCTTTGCCAGCTTGCGGTTAGCTTTCTTCTCTTTCCACGTAGCCTGATGAGCCACACTCTCTGTCGTTTGCTCGGGTGAAATGGACTTGGTCTTGAGCACAGGAGATACGAGAGGCGTCGCAGTTATGATTGCTAGCACAACACCCAAGACCAAGCCACGTCTTTTCATTTTGTAATCGGATACCTTCCTCGGACATTGTTCACGAGTGAGCCCTCATTACGCAGGATTCGCACGTTTCTAGGGTTGACGAGTCTAACACGCTCGGACATCATCAGCCCACCCCAAATGCCCTTGTGCTTGATGTTCTCATCCTCGAGACCCTGAGCCAGACACTGAGCCTTGACGGGGCATTCGTCGCACAATGTGAGGGCGTCGATTATTCTTAGGACTTGAAGTTCTATCTCATCCTTGAATTGTTTCCAGTCATACCACCACAAATCCGGGTCGGGATGACCTGAACACCTAGCCTGTGAGTGCCACTCTGGCGCACGCTGCACCTCCGGGAACATCATCAGCTCACCACTTCTGGTAGGTGTTTCATTTCGATGATGCTCTCAGCCTTGCCGTAGTCGATGTCCTCAAGATGGAGCACAGAGTACTGTTGGCGTTCATATAACACTTCGTCTTGCTTGTCTGGTGTTAGCTCGTCCCAATTCTCGGGGATGTCCTTCTCGTTGATAGTGACATCCACAATCCGTGTTCCTTTTATGTCGTAAGACACACGATATGTCTTCATTAGTCAATCTCCGTTTCGTTGTAGGTCTTACAGGTTGGGCACTTCCAATAAACAGTTGTCGAGTACTCGGCTATCTTGCCCCAGGTATCGTGTTCCTTTTCGCAAGATATACATTCAGCAGACACTTCGATTTCGTAGTAGACAGGCTCGAGGTAATACGCCCACGCTCCCATCAGTTGACACTCTCTATCAAGAGCTCCGCTCTCCGGTCTAGGTACGAGTCGATAGCTTTCTCCGCCTCGTCGCGCTTTTCGTAGAAGATTTCAGCGTCCACGATACAGTCGCGCATAAAGTCGGCGATGAGCTCCTTGTCGTCTTCATCCCAGATTTCGCAGGCTTTCTGCCAGATGTGAGCTTTGGTCTCTTTGGCAGATGAACCGAACCACACCACCATCACGTCGTCTTCTGGTGATTGATGTGCCTGAAGTAGTCGGATAACTTCTCGAACTTTCATTTTATGTTCTCCATTTCCTTAGCGTTGATTGTAATACCAATGACTGACACCATCATAATGATGCTCAGCATAAAGCACAACATAAGCATTTCATTTCCTCCCCGTCTTTGATTTATGTCTTATGTCCGAACCGTGTCCGCAGCGTTCCAGCTCGATGAGGCAGTCCCCGCAGATGACAGGCGAGTAACTGATTCGCCCTTTGTCTAGCGTTACGGTGTAGTAATCCCACCGCGACTCGTCCTCTGGCGAGTATGGAGACCGGCTCCCGCCTGTTAGGTCGTCGTCACACATTGCGAAATGGTCGAAGTACATTCGACGGCTACACACTCCACACGTTGCCACGTTATTCACCGAAGCATTCGATGAATGTCCCGTAGCAGAAGCCCGGGTCGACGTAGTGGATGTGAGTTGCTAGGTGATAGACCGCACTGAGCCCAACTAGCCCGGCTGTTATTAGAAGGATGGCGAAGACCACCTCTCCGCGTCGCGTGAGTTTCATCGCACATCACCTCCGTCTCTCTTGATGTTCTCCCGGCAGTCGAAGCACATCATCTCCCGCCAGAACTTGACTCGCCCTTTCTCGGTGATGCGCCTGCCCCAAACTACCGTCGTGTCCTTGTATTCGAGACACTGGCTACACGTTAGCGCGTTCATTTTTTCTCCTGTCTTATGTCGTAAGTTATTCACTGATGATTTCATAGTCTGAGTCTTGGGACATCTGCCCGCTGTTGCCTTGATGTGCGACGATGCTCCTCGCCTCTTCGATGGCTAACTCTCTCGAGTATGCCTCCACTCCGATGAAAGCGGTATAAGTTACTTTTATTTCATATTCTCTTAGGGTGCTCACTGTCGTTTCTCCTGTCTTATGTCGTAACTACTCGACGGCGTCGAGGGTTTGGCGTGCGATGATGTCGAAGGGAAGTGAGCCCTGATTCTTGAGAAGTTGGGCGATGAAGAGTGAGGCGGTCTCGCTAATGTGCTCTCTCACGAGGTCGGTTACTTGCTCGGCTAGGTGCTCCCAATCCTCACGCAGTCCGTCGCTTAGAACTACCAGCGGGCTAACACGTCCAGCATTGACGGCGTCTTTCGCATTCTCTACGAGTTGCTCGTACGTTTCTCCGTCGTTCTGTGCTACGAGTAGCCAATCCTCCGCGAACCCTTGCGCCAATACGATGCGCCGGACGTCGTCGCTTAGTGTTTCTGCCTGTGCTTGTGCCATTGTGTTCATTGCTGTTTCTCCTGTCGTTGTCGTGCTAGGTGGACACTCGCCACCTCGTGCCCCGCTAGTGTCTCGCACACTTGCGCCCTCTGTCTAGGGTGCGGGGCTGTGAGTCTCAGACCCTGAGCCCTAGAGCCCTGCTCACTGATGCGAAGCCTTGGGAGACCTTGAGAAACTCCCACTCTTCACCGTCGAAGAGATAGGCGTAATCCGCCCAGCACTCCCCGGCGTGATGAATAAAGTCACCGATACCGGCAAGGGTGACAGCCTCCTGATTCTGTTCGCCTCTATCCCTGCCGTAGGCGGTACACCACTCCGGGTGTAGTGATGAGTTCATAAACTCGTGCGCCTCTCCGATGTCCTGACCAAGGCTCGAGAGGTTGCCTAGGTTGATGAGTTGCTCCACCTTGTCGGGGTGGCGATAGTGCTCCTCGAGTCTTGCCCCTACGCCCTCAAGATAGCCGTCGAAATGGCAATAGATGGCGCGGATGGTGCGGTCTTTCTGTAGTGCTCCGATGACGCTTCTGGTGCTCATCCCTGCTCCCTCTCTGTGAAGTAGACCTCTGCACACTCATCGGAGCAGAGCCACGCGCTGTGGGTGTTTGGACTGTGTCGACGTCCGCCACCGCTCCACGTAATTACGTACTCCTTGAATGTGTCTCTATTGCACTTGACGCACTTTCGAGGTTTCATTTCTGTTTCTCCTGTCTTACGACATAAAGCGAGACTCTCTCGCCTTATGGTGCCCCCGTCGGATTGTGAACCCGTAGCCCGTAGCGCGGGGGCTGTCTTGCTAGGCGTGAAAGACCTCCTCGAATAGGTCTCTGAGTAGTTCCGCAATGAAGTTATCCGCCCGCCCCTGAACCTCGTCGACAATCTTTGAAAGTTGCTCGGGCGTTAGGTCTTGCCCGTAGTTCGACGAGTACGAGTCTAGAATCTCTTCCGCTGTTAGGTTGATGACTGTCTTCATTCTGCTTTCTCCTGTCGTGTTTCTGATTCGCTAGGCTCATCAGTTAGGGCACTTACCCTAAGACCCCCGTGAGGGGGTTTCGCCTTGGCTACTGAGCGCGGAATTCCACCCCGCAAGACTGGCATAGAGGGGCGCACCTTTCAAGCACCCTTGCAGAGATTCTCATCTTCTCGCCACAGTCACAGACCGCCACCTTGAGGTTTTTATTTCTGCCCGCACTCTTCTTCCCTTGCTCAGAATCTGCCATAAGTGAGAGGGCGTTCTCAATCAAGGCGAGGGCGTCGCTCCATCGGTTAGCGCACTCGTCGCTCACCTCTGTCACGCTCCACCCGATGCCTTTCGCTTGAGTGATGGTGAGCCCTAGGGCTTCCGCTGTTGCCTTGAATTTCTGATTATGGTACCCGTCCCCGCTCACGCCTTGGATTCCATTCTGTGCGTCGATGCTGTGCGCTACCTCGTGAAGAAGTGTCCCAAGCACCGCCCGGGCTCCTCTCTCGAAGTAGTTCGCGCTTATCATCACCTCGTGAAACGATTCCTCGCCCGCTTTCCATAGTTTCGAGTGCGTGAAATGTCCCATAGTCCGCCCGGTCTTGCGGGTGACGAGGATGGTCACGCGGGGGGCTCCTGTCTTCTCTCGAATGATGGAATGCGCCCCCTCGAGGGCGGACACGATGCCGGAGAGGTGCTCTGTGCGGGTCTCTGTTGCTGTGCTCACGCGGTCACCTGCTTCACGGTGAATGCTGTCCCTCTTTCGCCCTCGCGGTAATCCTTGAGGATTTGCAGGGCTTCCGCCTTGGTGCTTGCGGTGTAGACCGCTTCCCATCCTCCGGCGTAATAGCCTCGTACTTCCCAGAGTGTCTGTTTCTTGCTCATTGCTGTTTCTCCTGTCTCTTTGGCTTGGCTCTTCAGTTGGGAGGGAGCCACCCTGCCCAAGACCCCCGTGAGGGGGTTTCGCCTATCCTCTGACCATCTCGCTGTCTTTCTGTGCCTTGAGGTACTTCTCTCTCAGTGCCTCGAGTTTTGGCTTCAGAGTCTCATCGTCACGCTTCCAAAGAGTCGAAACTCTGTCCTGTAGTGCTCTGAGGGATTCTGATTCAAAGAACCCCGTCCCATTGCGTAACTCTTGGATTTTTGCATCACGGGCGTCGGACAGTTCGCGCTGTATCTTCCTCAGTTCTCGAATCTGCTCCTCGATTGCCTTATCCTCGAGAGACCATTTCTCCCAAGCATCGTCCACGTCGCGCTTGATTGCTCGCTCGTTATCCATCACCGCCATATTGATGTCATTCTGAGCCTCGCGGTATTCACGAGAGAACTTCTCCCTCTCGAGTTTTGCGACGGCTCCAAGGAAAGCGCGGGCGCGGGCGGGGTTGAGGTTCTCTTTTGCCCAAAGTTCGTCTTTGATGCTCATTGTCGTTTCTCCTGTCTTTCTTAGCCTGTCTCTTCAGTAGGGGGAGGCTAACCCGCCCTAGACCCCCTTGCGGGGGTTTCGACTAGTTCGCCAGTTGGGCGATGACTTCCTCCATCTTGAGACCCTCCTCGAACTGGCGGGCAATCTCTCGAATCTGAGAGCGCGAGAGTTCAATCTTCAGACCGTTATCGAATCGAATCCACGCATAACTAGAAGTGAGCCCGACGAACTCAACGCCTGTCTCTTCAGTGATTGAAACGCTAACGGTGGCGGGTGTTGGTGTCTTCTTCATTTGGTGTTTCTCCTGTCTATCTGTGGCGCGTATTTCGCGCTCACTGTCAGATGGTCTCACGCCTTAGGGCAGAAGTGCAACATTTACCCCCTCATTTCTGTCATTATTTTTGAGCAACTTCTACCCCTGAATCTTGAGAATCATTCTCATTTCTAGGGGCTCCTCATCTACTACGGGGGGAGGGGAAGAGGACGGGGGGAGAGTCACCCGCCCCGCATTCCCCGCACTTCCTGCCCTTGCTCAGTGCTTTTGCGTTTATTGCCTAGGAATCTGCATTTATTTATATGTCGACATTTATATAAGTCCTAAGACAGAAGAGGGAAGAGAGGGCAGAGAGTCGAGGGGGGGTGACGGGCTCAGGTGGCAGAGATTGACCCCGCGCTTGATAAACTCGCGGGTGTATATATACATATACTCACCCTAAATTTTTCTGTTATATCGGGGGGTATATAGGTATAAATCGGACATATTATCGCCCAATGGGCGAATATTAGAAATATCTTGAGGAAAACTGTTCGGTTTTCTGATTTGAACAGGTTATCTTATATGTATAGATATTTATATATCTATACGGAGCGTCGCTCCGCCTCTTGCG